TTCAAGGAGTATGTAAAATGTTTAACTAGTCCTGTATATGCTATAGAGACTTATTTAGAAACATTTGATAAGACTCAAGAAGGGTTTGTACCCTTTCAATTATTTCCTAGGCAGAAAGAAATTGTATATGCGTATGAAAAACATCGATTCAATCTTGTAACAAAACCAAGACAAGCTGGTGTATCAACAACAACAGCGGCTTATATGTCGATAATGGTTGGCTTTGCAGATATTGATAACCCAGAAGCGATTCTAATTATTGCTAATAAACAAGAATTGGCGTTTGAATTTTTGGCTAAGATTAAAGACTTTGTATCTCAATTACCTAGATGGGTTTGGGGTGATGAATACTGTGGGTCAGTAGCAAATGAAAAGAAAACTATATTCCTTGTAGATTCTAAAAAGGAAATAAAATTACCAAACAATTGTAGAGTTAAAGCTGTTGCTACATCCAAAGATGCATTACGTGGTTTCACACCAACATATCTTATTATGGATGAAGCCGCATATATCGATGATGGTGCAGAAGTATTTGGTGCAGCATTAACAGCATTAGGTACTGGTGGTAAAGCAACTCTAATTTCAACACCACGTGGTATGGATGCTTTATATTATAAAACATACGACCAAGCAAAACAAAAAAAGAATAATTTTAATATCGTTGAGATGAAATGGTATGAGGATTTACGTTATAATAAAGATTTACGTTGGTTGAAAGGTGACGAAGTTAAAGTAGAAATAGAATTCACTTTTAAGTCTTATGAAAAAATGATTATTGAGGGATGGAAGCCGACATCGTCTTGGTATGAAGAAATGTGTCAGGGTATGAATAATGATGCTAGGATGATTGCACAAGAATTGGATGTGTCTTTCATTGGGTCAGGTGGTAACGTAATTGAAGATGAGTGGATTGAATTGCAGAATAAAAATAACGTTAAAGAACCTATAGCAACGTATGGTGCAGAAGATGAAATATGGATTTGGGAGGAACCAATAGAAGGGCACCAATACATTATGGGGGTTGACGTTTCTAGAGGTGATGGAGAAGACTCTTCAACTATTGTTGTAGTTGATTTCACAACAATGGAAGAAGTCATGGAATATCAAGGTAAGATACAACCAGATTTATTAGCACAGATAGTTGAAGAGTATGGGAATTTATATAATGCTTATACGGTAGTCGATGTTACTGGTGGTATGGGTGTATCTACCGTTTTAAAACTATTGGAATTTAATTATAAAAATTTACACTATGACACATCAAATGGTAAGATATTATCATCAAGACAAAGAGAATTAAGTAGTCATAGTAAGAATGATAAAATTCCTGGATTCCACGCAACGTCAGTGCGTTTACCCATGATTGCTAATTTAGAATTTAAGATTAGAACGAATGCTATTAAGATTCGTTCTAGTAGAACTACTTCAGAAATGAAAACATTTATTTATAAAAATGGTAGACCAGACCATATGAGTGGTTATCATGATGATTTACTTATGGCCATAGGTATGTGTTTATGGGTGGTTGAACATTCATTTAAGAATTTAGAAAGATTAGAAAAACAAAATAAAGCTATTTTAAATAGCTGGATTGGTAATTCTAATGCGTTAACAATTAAAAAAACAGAATTAGAACGTGGTTCTGATTTTATAGATAAAAATAATAAACCTATACCAAAACCAAAATTTAATCACACTATAGCTAGAAATATGCAAGACCCAACAGGTCAATATATGTGGTTATTTAGAGGTTTAGATAAAAAATAAAGATATGGCAATTAAAAAGCAATTTACACTTAAAACATTTGGGGCCAAACTATATAAATGGTCACCTATACCAGTAAGTAAAAACATATTTAATAATAAAAGACCATACTTTTGTAACGCTACTGCTGGTTCACAAGGGCAAGATTGGGTAACCACATATACTTATAACTTAGTAGTGGTAGGTTCTACTCAAAAAAGATTAGCGTATGTAGCGTGTGATTATGTTGAATAACCCTTTATTTTATCGAAAAATATATTATAATTAAATAAAAACATGGCAGACAAAAAATTAACGATATTTCAAAAACTTGGGACCCTTCTTAACCCAAATACGGTTAAATTAACCCAAAAACAACCTACACAAAGGTATAATATCAATAAGGGTGAATTGCTTAGAACTGACAATAAAGCTGATTTTGAAAAAGCTAAATTACAAGCTCAACAAAATAAGTATCTAGGTCAAGTTTGGAAGAAGGTTGAAAATGGATTGTTTCAACAATCAATGAATTATGAAACAACACGTATTGCTTCATATTCTGATTTTGAAGCTATGGAGTTTTATCCAACCATTGCTGCTGCCTTAGATATTATGATGGAAGAATCTACTACATTAAATGAGCAAGGTAAGATGCTTAATATTTATTCTGATAGTAAACGTGTTAAGGGTATTTTAGAAGATTTATTTTATAACAGACTTGATGCACACACATCATTACCAATGTTCACTAGAAACACTTGTAAGTATGGGGATAATTTTGTGTATTTAAATATTGATGATAAACATGGGGTTATTGGGGCTAAACAAATGCCTAACTACGAAATGGAACGTAGAGAGAGTGGATTATTTGATATGATTAGCGGTAGAGAGACAAACACTACTGATGTAAGCCCATCTGATAAAGTTAAGTTTTACTGGAGAGGTCGTGATATTGAATTCAATTCATGGCAAATGGCTCACTTCAGACTTCTTGGTGATGATAGACGTTTACCATATGGTACTAGTGTTTTAGAAAAAGCTAGAAGAATCTGGAAACAACTTATCCTATCTGAAGATTCAATGCTTGTTTATCGTGTAACTAGAGCACCAGAAAGACGTGTATATAAAATATATGTTGGTAATATTGATGATGGAGACGTGGAAGCGTATGTAAACACTATTGCTGATAGATTTAAAAGGATGCCAATTACTGACCCACAAACAGGTCAAATGGACCTTAGATATAATCAATTATCTAATGACCAAGATTTCTTTATTCCAGTAAGAACAGAAGATGCACCGAATCCAATTGATACACTTCCTGGGGCAACTAACTTAGACCAAATTGCTGATATAGAATATTTACAAAGAAATTTATTTACAGCACTTAGGGTTCCTAAACCATTTTTAGGGTTTGAAGAAGCTACTGGTGAAGGTAAAAACCTTGCATTACAAGATATTCGTTTTTCTAGAACTATTAATAGAATTCAACAATCAATGTTACAAGAATTAAATAAGATAGCGATAATACACTTGTACATTCTTGGTTTTGAAGATGAATTAGATAATTTTTCACTAACATTAAATAACCCATCAACTCAAGCTGAGATGCTTAAAGTTGAACATTTACAACAAAAAATCACTCTTTACAAAGATTCAGTTGCTGATGCTGGTAACGGTTTCGCACCGATGTCAATGACTAGAGCACACAGAGAAATACTTGGTTGGTCAGATGATGATATTAAACAAGATTTACTTGAACAACGTATGGAAAAATCAGCATCAGCTGAATTGGCCAATACTGCCAGTGTTATTAAACACACAGGTATGTTTGATAAAGTTGATAGAATATATGGTGATATGAAAGTAGCAATTAAAGGTGGTGCAGCTGAAGGAGCTGAAGGAGCTGAAGGTGGTTCGTCAGGTGGTGGTGGTGGTGGTGGCTTCGGAGGTGGAGGTGGAGGTGGTGAAGACTTAGATTTTGGTGATGAAGATATTACACCAGAAGAAACTGAAGGTGAGTTAACAACACCAGAAGGAACTGATGGTATAGAACCAGAAGGGGTTGGAGCTGAAGAGCCAGAAGGAACTGCCGCTGAAGAGCCAGAAGGTTTAGATGAATCAATACAAAAAGCTGATAATTTATTGAATGAAAGGAAAACGATATTAAATGAAAAGCTTACTGAAAGGACCAAAAAGTATAAAGATAGATTTGGGACCTTGTTTAATTCAATTAAAACAGATAAGAAAGAAGTAAACGATAAAGTTAAGGTTTACGATAAAAATGTCAAAATAAATGAGGGTATTGCTTCTATGGTTGATGATATTGACAAAATGTTAGATAAATAGTTAAGTTTTAGGAAAATAAGTATATTTATATAAAAACAGATTATGCAAAATTTCGGTAAGATAAAAAACGCATTTAATGGGATACTAGTAGAGGCGATTGTTTTAAAAAATGATACTAATAAATCATTATTTAAAAAATACGTTAAAGCGATAAAAGAGAGTGAAATACTAAGGACTCAATTTTTAGTGTATAATAATATCGAAAACAAAGTAGAATCTGACACTAACTCTGCCCATTTTTTTGTAACAGAAAATATTAAACTATTAGATAAGTTCAATATCGATGATATCATAAAAGAGAATAGTAAATTAAGTTCATTATTACCAGAGACTTCAACTGAAGTTTATGATTCAAGAATTTCTAATTTACACGAATCACTATCTAATCTTATTACAATAAAAAAAACCCCTAGCTCTATTAATGTATTAGGGGGTGACGTTAATAAGATTGTTGACTATATTAAATCAAATAAAGTTAGAGAAACTACTGAGGTAATAGATTTACCAAATAGTATGATATCTACAATCATGGTTGATAAGTATAATGAAAAATATGCTAGCCTTGACGAATCTGAAAAGAAAGTATTAAAAGTTTTAATTAATTCTAACGATGAACAAAAGAAAGAGGTTTATTCATCTACTATCAGAGAGTGTATAGACTTGATAAATGAAAAATTAAATGGTTCTGATTTAGAGGCTAAGGATAAACTACTTAGAGTTAAAGATAAAATGCTTAATGATAAGCAAGAAATTAATGAAGATTTTAATAAAAATATATCTAAGTTAATTGAATTGAGAAGTAGTTTAAAAAAATAATTAATAAATTTATAATAGTTATAAAATGGTAACGAAATCAGTCAATAGTGAGAACATGGTTAAGTTAAAAGAACTTACTAATAAAATGTGTCTTTCACCAAATAAAAATTACTCCACCATTGTTAAAGAATTAAAAGAAATTGTTGAAGAAGGAAAGAAGGAAATAGATAATAATACTAATTCTAAATCAAAGATGAGGTGTTACGAAACAATGTGTTCTAAAATCACAAATATTTTAAAAAGCGTAGAGCTTTAATGTATGGCAAACGAAGAAGGTGAAACATGGGGTGATTATAGTAAACTTGTTCTTAAAGAATTAGAACGTTTAAACGAAAACTATGATAAGATGAGAGAGGATATTGATAATCGTTTCTCAGAACTTAATAATAAATTAAGTGAAGTTAAAGGAGTCGAAAAAAACGTCCAAGACCAAACAAATTGGGTTAATAAGGTTAATGAAGTTTGGAGTCCTTCGCAAATGAAAGAGGCTAAAGATGAAATCTACAAGCAAAAAAGTCGTTGGATAGCAGCCATTGCTATCATTAGTTTCACACAAGTTATAGTAGGGATTGCATTTGCTGTTTGGTCTCACTTTAAATAACCATTTGACTATTCCATTTAAAATGTCTATATTTGTTAATACCTGGAAAAACCTGGTAAAATAACAAATAATAGTAATATTTTAAAACAAATGAAAACAGGAAAAGAGTTAAAAGTAAACACCTTTAAAAATTATAATATAATATTTGGAAGTGTTAATAATAAACACCCCAAAGCAGTCTATATTAATATATCATCTTGGGTTGAACCTATACATAATTGTGAAGTAAATTATGGGAGGGTTATTAAGGGGATAAATAAAAGTGTTAAGCAATTGTTATTTAATTCATTCGATACACTTATAAAAACTACCTTTAAGAAAGATAGAACTATTGTAGATTTAGATATAAGGGAGTCTGGTATAAGATACGGTAAACGTAGTTTTATGAATTGTGAGATAACATTATTTTTAGCTTCAGAGATACCATTGAATTCAGATAAAATGAAAGATATGTTAGATGGTGTTCTTAAGTTAATAATAGAATCAACCTTCGAAACTAATAAAACGTTTAGTTTTCATAAGAAGAAGATGAGTATTTAGGTAAATAAAACCCAACCATATGGTTGAGTTTTAGTTATTTTAGTATATTTATATCTATAAGCATTATGCTATGGATATAAATTATAAAGACTTTAAAGTGTTAAAACGTGGTCAAACTGGTTGGGGTGGTTTGATAGAACACGATGCTGGTTATATTAACCCAGAAGAACCGAGAAATCAACAATTTATTAATGAGGTAAGTAATTTAGAAAGTGGAAAGTTAACTATAATGGAACCACTTGTAGTATATGTTGTATTACAGAAGTATGGTATTTTAAATAGAAACGGTAGGGTATACCCAGAAGCTGTCCTTAAGAAACAGGACCAACTATATCAACAAGCAATTAAAGAACGTAGAGCAGTAGGTGAATTAGACCACCCAGAATCATCAATTATCGCTGGTGATAGAATATCACATAACATTATAAAGACATGGTGGGAAGGCCATACCCTTATGGGTCAAATGGAAATCTTAATGACACCTGGGTTTATAAAATTAGGTATTGTATCTACAAAGGGTGATGAAGTTGCCAATTTATTGAGAAATAGGATTAAAATAGGTGTTTCTTCTAGAGGTGTGGGTTCATTAGTAGAAGGAGAAAATGGAGAACAAATTGTACAAGATGATTTTGAGATAATTTGTTGGGATGTGGTCACAGCCCCCTCAACACCAGATGCTTGGATATTCAAGACTAGAGAAGAAGCTAAACCTTATGTTGAGAATATGGAGATTAAAAAACCTTTATTAAGAGAGTCAATAAACGATAATTTGGATAAATTTTTGAAAGATTAATGATATTAATAACTTTTTTAATGTAAATGTGTTTTTTGCTAAAATAAGACATATTTATTATCAATGAGGTAACTCTAAATTTTATTAGATAAAATAATAAGAAAAAAAAAAACAATGGCTGATAAAAAAACAATACTTGAAGAAGCTCTTTTGGATATCAACAATATCCAAAATGCTTTAAACGCCAACACAAAAGAAATACTTCGTAGCGTAGCTAAAGAAGAAATTGATAGTGTGGTGAAAGAATCTCTTCTTAAAGAAGATGAATTCGAAGAAGAAGATTTGGAAGCTAACCCAATGGATGCTGCGGAATTAGAAACTGGGGAACCAGTTGCTGATACTGAATTATCTATAGGTAGTGAAGAATCTGAAGGTGGTCTAGATGATGTTGAAGGCACAGTGGCTCCAGAGGCAACTCCAGAAATGGATGTAGCAATGGAACCAGAAGTGGGAATGGACGCTCCAGTAGCGTTAAGTGAACCTGAAACTGATTTGGATATGACAGCCGCATCTGATGATGACGTTATTGCTATTTACAAAAAGTTAAGTGGTGAAGACGAAATCGAAATCGTTGGTGACGAAATTCACCTAAACATCTCAGAACCAGGTGAGTACGTTGTTAAACCCAACGAAACAAGCTTAGGTGACGATTCTGCCCCTATTGATGTTGCTACTGATATTGCTACTGATGCTCCTATGGATTTAGTTCCAGCTGGTGAAGAAGGTGGTGAAGAAGGTGGTGAAGAAAGTGGTGTGGATTACGAAATCGAAATGGGTGCTGAAGAACCTACAGGTGGTGAAACATCTATAGATGATTTAGTTCCAGCTGGAGAAGAAGAAGATGTAGAATCTGGTGAAGAAGAAAAAATAGAGGAAAAGATTAGTGTTGGTACTGGGATGAGCGTGGGAACACATCGTAACAAAACTGCTGCTGGTTCTATTGGTGCTGCGGAAAATCCAAAGGCTAATAATGAATCTAAACTTAACCGTTCTAATTTAGTTTCTGAAATTGAAAAGAAATATAAAGCTATATTAACTGAGTCTAACAAATTGAAAGCCGAGAATGCAGAATTCAGAAAGGCTCTTAAGGAGTTCAGAACAAAGTTAGTAGAGACAGTAGTATTCAATAGTAATCTTACTTATGTTACAAGATTACTTATGGAGCATTCAACTACTAAAGCTGAGAAACAAAATATCATCAAAAGATTTGATGAAGAAGTTTCTAACTTAATAGAGTCAAAAAGACTTTATAAAACTATCGCTAACGGATTGGGGACAAGAAAACCAATTACTGAAGCTGTAGAAAACAAAATAATGAAAGAGGTTACATCAGGTGCATCTAAACAATTAAACGAAAGCACTGCGTATGTTGACCCTTCAACTAAAAGAATCATTGATTTGATAAATAGAGTTGAAAGAAAATAACAATAATTAAAAACAAATAAACAAATTATGTCAAATTTATTAACATCAGGACAAGTTGGGAATATCGGAATGAACCACATGAAGGCCATTCGTAAAGAAACCCAAGCAAAATGGGATAGCTTAGGCTTCCTAGACGGTCTTAAAGGACACGTTAAAGAAAATATCGCTCAATTGTATGAGAACCAAGCTTCTACACTATTGACTGAATCTACAACAGCAACAAACTCTGGTTCTTTCGAAACAGTGGTTTTCCCTATTGTACGTAGAGTTTTCTCTAAATTACTTGCAAATGACATCGTGTCAGTACAAGCTATGAACATGCCAATCGGTAAATTGTTCTTCTTCGTTCCACAAACATCATCTCGTATGGATGGTCTTACTGCTGGTAACGATTATACACAAACTCAATCATCTGACGTTTATGGAACTACATATTCAGCTCACACTGGATTAGGTGGTCTTAACGGATTAGGTGTTCCTACATGTATCGACCAATCTGGTTGTGCTGTAACCACTATGCAAGCGAAAAACTTGTATGATGCATTCTACAATGACGGTTTGTTCGACAACTCAAAAGGTACTCTTACAATCGTAACAGGTGGATATAACTCATGGCAGTTAGACTCTAACGGAGTTTATCAAGCATTAGCAAACGGAGCAACACAAGCTGCTGCAACTGACGGAACTGTTAGAAGCGTAGTTATCGGTGTTACTGGTTTCTCTGCTGGTGTAAACGGTAAAGAAGTTATGACAGGTGCTGATGGTTCTCCAATGGATACTGAGTCATTCTTGGCTTCTATTCACGTTATAGCAAACGCTGCTATTTCTGACCCAGATGGTAACGTTATCATCGCTGCAAATAAAGAAGTTCCTTTCCGTTTAGTTACTCAACAATACGGAACAGGTATCGTAGGTAACAGAAGCTCAGCATTAACTGACGCAACTGGTACTCTATACTTAGCATTAGATATTAGCCACCCAGTTGGAACAACTGCAAGCTTTACTACACCAGCTGTTGCTGGAACTGCTACTTATGATGGATACGTAGGTTCATCAGCTTTCACTGTAACTGCACCGCCAGCTACAGGAGCGACATTCAGTGTTGCTTGGGCTCAATACGCAACATTAGAACTTGCAACTGAAATGGGAGAAGTTTCTTTCAAATTGGATGAAGTTGTTGTTGCCGTTGAAGAAAGAAAATTACGTGCTACTTGGTCACCAGAATTAGCTCAAGATGTTAGTGCATTCCACAACATTGATGCTGAAGCTGAATTAACAGCAATGTTATCTGAGCAAGTTGCGGCAGAAATTGACCGTGAAATCCTTAGAGATTTACGTAAAGCTGCTGCTTGGCAATTACGTTGGGATTACAATGGTTGGAGAAAAGCTTCAACTGCTGCGAGTCCTTATACTCAAAAAGATTGGAACCAAACTCTTATCACAAGAGTTAACCAAACTTCTGCTCAAATCCACAAGTCAACACTTCGTGGTGGTGCTAACTTCATCGTTGTATCTTCTGAATTGTCAGCAATTTTTGATGACTTAGAATACTTCCATGTAAGTGATGCTCAACCAGAGCAAGACCAATATAACATGGGTATCGAGAGAATCGGTTCTTTAAGTGGACGTTACCAAGTGTACCGTGACCCTTATGCTCCAGCATACTCTATGATTATCGGTCATAAAGGGAAATCATTATTGGATACTGGTTACATCTACGCACCATACGTGCCGTTGCAACTTACTCCAACTATGTATAACCCATTCAACTTCGCACCAGTGAAGGGTATCATGACTCGTTACGCTAAAAAAGTCGTAAATAATCGTTTTTACGGTGCGATTAGAGTAGATGGTGTACCAACGTTTAACGTAAACGAATTAAGATAATCTAAAATTAATCTTATATAAACTCAAAAGGTGGTATTTTTTACCACCTTTTTTGTTTTATATATGGAACCTTTTTATCTATTGTTCGTATAAACATATATGAAAAAAATAGAATTAACTGAAGAACAAGTACAGGAAATACTTAGATTATATAATGAAGAATTATTAGGGTCACCAGCTATTAGTAAGAAGACTGATATCAATAAGAAGAAAGTGTTAAAAACCCTAAAAGATAATGGTGTCGAACTAGGCCCATCTGGTAGAAGAAATACTGGTGGTAAAGAGGCTGCGAATAAACGATATTATAGTAAAAATAAAGACACTATTAACGAATGGTATAAAGGGTGGGCTAAAGATAATCGTGATAATCTAAAAAAATATGCTAAACAATGGAATCTAAATAACAGAGAACATGTCAACAAATATAAACGAGAGTATGAAAAAAAGAGACGTGCTGAAGACCCTAAATATAGGTTAGGTGTTAGAACTCGTACAGCCGTTTATACCTGTCTTAAGGAAGCCAGTGTAGTTAAATATCGTTCTACGTTTGCTATCTTAGGTTATACTATAGAAGAATTGATGAATCATTTGGAGAATCAATTTACTGAGGGTATGACATGGGATAACTATGGTGAATGGCATGTTGACCATAAAATACCTATGGCTAGTTTTCAATTTGAAACTACTGATGATTTAGGATTTAAGGAATGTTGGTGTTTGGGTAATCTTCAACCACTATGGGGTGAGGATAATTTAAGTAAAGGGACTAAAGTTTTATAGAAAAATCTGATATTTATAATATATGAAATTAACACCAATCTTTGAGTCTATACTGGATGAGTCATCTAGAAAAACAATTAATGATATTAAAGGTTTAATGTTGATTCATAAGGATAACATCTTTTTATTATATGACCCAATTAATAAAATACCTTTGGGTTACATTAGTTTTGGTTTAACAGATGGTGGTGTTTATTCAATATATGGTGCCTATGCTGAAGAAGGTTATGGCCCTGTATTATATGAGTCTGTAATGACTTATGTATATCCAAAGGGTGTTACTATGTCTGATGAGTCTGGTACTAGTGGTGATGCGTTAGCTGTTTGGGATAAGTTTAATTCTAGAACAGATGTAAAAAAAGAACCTATTAATAGGGCCAAAAAATCAGAAAAAGAGATTGATTTAATTGATGGTTGTGATGGTAATGAAGACTGTTTGGATTGGGTTAGACAAATCTTAAGTTTACACTACACTAAATTTATATATAGTTTTGGTAAACCTATTTTAAATGATATGATACAAAAGGGTAATCAATATTTAGAACTGAACCCAAGTTTAGATATCCAATCAATGGTTTATGGTTTAGAAAGTTAGACTTTTTTTTGTACCATACTTTCAAATATCCCAGATATTTATAGATATGAAGATAGGTGTTATATTCGAAGAAGTTTTAAATGAGGATAAATTCTCACTCATAAATGTTTACAAAACCAATGATGATGGAAGTGTTAATGGTTCTTGGGTACAAGACGTAAACGGAGTTTCACTTGATGTGGCCATCCAGAGAGCAATAGACACTGAAATCGCTAATAGTAATAAGATAGATGTTGCAGTGACCCCACAATTAAATACTACAACACCATCACTTAATGGACCTTTCAGTAATCTTAAAAGATTTGATACTGGTAGGGTTAGTGTTCCACAAGAAACCCTAAATGAAGGTAAGTCTAAATTTGAAAAGCTTAAAGACAACAAGGTTGAGTTAACCCCTGAAGAAAGGAAAAAGGTAATGGATGCTGATGCTATATGGCACCACGGGCCTAATGGTAAACCAACACCAGCTGTGTGGAAGAGTAAAAACCCTAAGACTAGTAAAATGACTTATATAACACATACACATAGAGCATATAATACAGCACCAACACTTAAGGGTGCTATAGGTAAGTACCATAGTTTTATTAAGGGTACCTCTTGATTTATTCGTTTAATATTAGTATATTATAATAAACTAAACACTATGATACCAACTTTTTTAATTAAAAATGATGAGCTATTTCAAGAGATAGTTAAACTTACACATGAGACACCTAATGACGCTGATTTAGGGAGTGCTGTTAGAAACCTTATTATTAAAAACAATAGATTGAACACCCTTTGGGCATCAATTAGTAAGTCTGGTGAGTCTGATAAGGTAAAATAATTTAATATGAAAAAATTAATAACATTAATACTTGTTTTATTTACATTAAACAGTATATCCCAAATTAATATTATTACTAAAAACAATTTAATAATTCTTCATGGTGATATAACCCTATATCTAACTGATGATACATCCACTCTAGTTTCTAAACATATTATAAAGTATTCTAATTTCAAAAAATTAGATAAGGATAGAGATAATCGTTGGTTCCAAGACACTTATAAAGGAAAGTATAATAAAAATCATTATAAATATAGTGGATATGATTTAGGTCATTTAACACCATCACACATAACATCCTATAATGATAGTCTTAATCACCTTTCATTTAGTTTATTTAATCAAGCACCACAATTAGCAAGTTTTAATAGAGGTAAGTGGGCTCAATTAGAACGTCATGTTGAAGATAGTATAGCTAAATACAAATCAACCACCACTATTATAACAGGAGTTATATATGATGGTCTTAATATGGTTTACCTTAGTAAATCTAGAATAAAAATACCTACAGCCTATTTTAAGATACTGGTAATTAAGAATAAAACCTATTGTTGGCTTGGGTCTAATAATAATGGTCAAGTTATGTTAATAACTCTTAAGGAATTAAATGAAATTTTCCAGATTAATAAAATGAATATAGTTATTAATTAAATAAAAAAAGCCTAGATTTCTCTAAGCTTTTATTATGCGTTAACTAATTATTTTTATTTATCCTTTTTTTCCACAGCTAGAACAGAACCTGTCTGTCTTACCTAGCTTAGCTCCACAACTTGTGCAATATCTTTTTACATTGATATCGTCAATGGTGTTTACCTTTTGAGAAATAGGTAGCATCTTATATTCCACTGTATGGAAAGGTGAGTAGTCGAAATTCATCGAAACACTTTTAAATGATTGGTCTGAATAACTACCTTCTTCCACTCTACCAGTTTCAATAGTTTTACTTAGTTTTCTACTCCTTACTGGTATATTGAAATCTTTAACTTCATCACTAACCCCTAATGTGTTAGTATAATACGCATTATTACTACTGGCATTATAAGAAGTAGATGATGCGTCTATATTTAAGGTACCACTAGCAGCAGTAGTTGTTGTTAGTGTTCCACAAATACCAGCACCACCAATTGCAGTTGTCCCATAAAGTGGTGTGTTATAGTTTGGGTAATTATATAACCCATTCCAATTTTGATAGATATAAGTAGGGTATGTTATAGGGTAGTAATTATTTACCGATTTAGTTTCTCTGTAGAACTCTACCTTGATATCACCATTATCTTCAATAGCTTTTTTCACTTCTGAAGTGTTAGCCACTTCATAGGTGTCGAATAAAAACTTCTTAGCCACGTCTAGATAACGGTCTAAGAAAATTCTAATACCTGGTTTTAATACTAACCCACCTTGTGAAATAGGTTTACCATTAAGAACAATCTTAGCTAATACTACGTCTGATGTTGGATTGAATAATTCAATTTGGAATTCTTGTCCACTTTGAAGATAATACACTGGTAAATTACCAGAGTTTTTGTAGAGCTTCATTCTGCTCTTGTTGACAGCTATACCAGCTGTTGGCACCGTGTTAGGTGCATAGATTTGTTGTTTCATTTTGTTTAACTTTTTTTAATTCTAATTATTTGTACTAATACCTTTGTTGCCGAGACAACTCTAAACCACTTAAGTGGTCGGGACCAATACGTTTTAGTTAACGCAAATATAAATATACGATAAGTTAGTTAAATGTAAAGCTATTTGAAATATTATTGACTTTTACGCAAATCGACTTGATTTACTATATCAAATTGAAGGACATTCTTTATCGTGGTAACCTCTTGATTTGAGGTCGCTAATACATCTAAATAATAAGTGTTAGGTATAAGGCTAGCTGTATCTAATAAGA